ATGACTCTGTAGGAATAGTAGGTCCGAATGATGAGTTGATTACAGCTGGACGGGTGTTACCTTTATAATTGGCATTGCCACTATCATTGTGATCAATAACTGCCTGATAAGCACCTAGGATATCGGTGTAACTACCAGACAAACCACTGTTAAAACACTTAAGTGCATAGATCTTAGCGTTCCTACTTATCCCAGCCGTTCTTCCAGCTGAGAGAATTGCACAATATGTACCATGTCCGTTGTCATCTTCATTAGTACTATAAGGACTTGTATATCCAGTAACCTCGTATACCCTATAGTTCTGTTGCTCTGAAGTACCATTTAAGTCAGATACAAAGTCTGGGTCGTACAACTCAGGGTGAAGAGCAGCGTTGTTACCAGTTGGTCTACTTGCTCCACGCACACCTGTATCAAGTACATAGATGTCAACTCCATCTCCTGACTGGTTGAAACTAAATTGATTGTTTAAATATTGCCTGTCTTGTTTTGATAGTCTATCTAAGTGCCAGTAATCATGGACGTTGATTGTACCGAACCTGTCTGGAACTGCACCATATCTTCCCATACCAGAATGAAGAGTACAATAGAAGTATAAGACAGATGGTGTACTTGTACCAATAACTATCTCAGTTTTTGCACCTGCCTGACCTGGTGTTCCTGATACGGTTACACCTGTGGTCATTTCAGAACCACCTGTGGTGTGGATACCGTCTGGAGTTAAAGAAAATCTTAGTGGGTGATTAGCGTTTGATGAGTCTGACTGATCAAATGTATATGTTGCTCCTTGTAAGAAACCAGTCTGGTTATTATATCTTGAATATGTACCACCTAGACTTGATGAGAATGTATAGTAATTATTACCTGCTATGTTCTGAACCTTTACATATATGGTTCCAGTACCACTACCTGTTAAGTTTCTAGTATTAGAAGTCGCAGTGTTTTCACCAGTAGTATTTAAACTTGTTGATCCACTGGTATCTATTGCTAAAGCACCTGTGTCCACAGGGTCTAGAGAGAATGCTTCTTTATCCCATGTTACTTTCTTGACAACAGAAAGTGCACGTAACTTCTCGATCAACCCAGACTCATACTTCTCTGGGCAATCAAAAGTTATGATTGAAAAACTTCTATAGGATGTTACAAAGGTAAGAAACCCATATATGTCTTGGATACCTTTTACAGCCGAATCCAGACTATATCTATCAGCTACCCTTACGACTACTCGCTTCATTAGTATTGGCACTATTATCCTTCAGATCTATTTAGTCGGAAAAACCTTAGGGCAAAAAAATACCCGAAAAATTTTTTCGGGTAAAATGGAATCAAAAAGTGAATTTTCTATTCTGTCTGTGCCATCAATTTTTTTATCTCTCCTTCAGTGGGTTGCTTTCTCATCCTCTCTACTGGTTTGGAAAACTTCAAATCATGTTTAGCATCAAATTGAAACTTGGTTCTGAGGTGTGTCTTATCTCTTTCAATTATCAAATGATACGAATGACCATAGACATTCTGTGTGGTTCCTATTGATATAATAGGTCTACCATCATATAGTTCTCCTACTTTATAGGGGCAAGTCTCCATATTCCCATCAAAAGGAATATGAAACTGTCTAGAATTTACATGCTCCTGTTGTCTGAGTTGACTTGACTTTCCTATTTCTGAAGCTTTATTCGGTCGCAGGGGCATCGGGTACTACCTCTTCTGGTTTTTTGAGTGTCATATTTAATGCTTCTATTGCTCCTTCCAATCTCAGTACTTGGTCTTTACGAGTTGTTAGTTGCTTTTCAAGTTCAACGATTGTTGCTTTTTGTTCTTTTAATTGATCGGTGAAGTCCTTCACCATTGTCTCAGCGTCCATGTTTTAGAATGATAAGTGTACTATTTAGTGCAGAAATGCATTGAAGGTTAGGCGGTTTGTCTCCCATCCAGCCTGTTGAAAGTATGGTGAGTGCCACAGTCTTCCTTCGTATACTAGCAAAGTATTAAACTCATGTGGTTCCACATGATACCTTTCCCAGTCTTTAGATCTATATTGTGATGGGTCAAAATTAACAAAGGCATTTATTTTGTTATAAAGTCTTGATGTCCTATAGTTCTTGTCAGATGAAACATACTCTTCTTGGAACTCTTTACTTCTCCAGAATGCAGTACCGTTATTGGTATCTATCATCTCCTCATCAAAGTTTAATGATAGCACAGCAGCATAGTGAGTGTCATCTGTATGTGGTGCTAAACTGCACATACGACATTTCTCCTGTACATCATACATTTGAAATGTGAAGTGGGAGAACTCTGGTTGGAGCATAACTCTCTTATCAGCTTCAAAGTAAGTTGCCAATAAGAACTTAAAGTTGGGATAGAACTGGTTTGCCATGTGTCCCAACTTGCACACATAGCCAGGTAGATTAGAGAATTGACCACTAACTGTATTGACGTAATCAGCTGCTAGTGCATATGCTCTTACCTGTTCTGGGTTCTTAAAGAAGTTTCTGATCTTAATGACCCTATTCTTTGCATTTCCTATATGAAGTTGCTCAACTTCCCAATCCTTTGGGTGATGAGTTTCCAACATTTGAGGATTTATTATCTTCATTTTTTAAATACACCAAGTTGTCTTAATAGAACAATTGTAAGAACTGTCCAAAAAATTACATACCATGCACTCATAATTAGTTACCGCTAATGTACTGTTTTACTGTGTCATCCTTTTCAAGTACCATTATATGAATACCATTCCACCAATGGACTGGACTTTCAATAACACTACTTAGAATTTTTCGCTCAAAATAACATTTTAAGTTATTCTCTTGAGCCCATGTTACTGCTCCTTCAACAACACCATCAAAGTTAGCATCGTCAACAATAAGAATAAACTTATCATCGAGGAAAGGTAACAAATGATTTAAGTTGTTCATCTGAGCCATTATATCATGATTTGCGTCATAAAACAAGATGTTGACTTTACTACCACCAAAGTCTTCTTCAGTTAATTCCTCAGCACTTGCTTTAACAAATGCAGCATTACCATTCTCATACTTCTGCCAGTTCTTAACTAAGGTATCGTAAGGATTACCACACTCAGTCCACTGACCACGTTCAACTACTGGTCTAACATTTGGTTCTGAGAAGTCATCAACCCCAATACACTTTGTCTTATTACCCATGGTAGCAGCAAAGAATGTACTACCAGTATAAGTACCAAGTTCAAGATATACTGCATCATCATATGAACAAAGACTATTAAGGAAGTGTCTTACCCTATTTGATGATAATCCTGGAATACTATATCTTTCTGGTTTAAAGTTAGATGTTTGTGTATTACCATCGTCTATTGCTTTCAACACTCTCTGAGTATATTCATCAACAGTAGTAGGTCTTCCTTGTTTCTTGAGGTGTGCATCAACGACTGCTTCACAGTAGTTGCAGTCCCAACAGTCAAAACCACATGTCTTTATCTTTTCTCTCCATATAGCAATAGGACTATCTGGTATCTTAAGATCCTCCATGTACTCTTTAAAATCACCTGTGACAAGTTCATGTTCAGATGCCCATGCTTCTATCATCTGCATAGACTCCATTAACTTCATGCCATTTTCCCTACCATGCATCTTGAATACATCTATGCCAAGGTCAAGGAACTCTTCCCAATCCTCTCTCCATGGAGGTAAGTTAGCTGCCTTTAATGCATGAGAGTTATCTTCTATATCCCATAATGAACAAGAGTGGGTGCTAATGGGATCATTGAAATACTGAGGAGTCATCTCTGTCCTTGTATTGTTAAAATGATAATGCTCATCCATCATAGGACATGCACCCCAACAACCCTCATTTGCCAATAGAGATAACTCTACTGGTTTACCAATGGACGCACAATATTCTTTTGCTTTCTTTATCTTCTTTAATGCTTCTCTATCTCTCATCAAATCTCTATCAAGATTGATGTAATGAAAACCTATTTTAGCAAGAGCAACAACCTCATTTGGTTTAGTAACATTTCTGAGTATTGTATTCTTGATCTTTAGTTCTGGAAATTCTTTCTGTAATATACCAGTGCTAACCCAACTGGTATGTGGAAGGGTAACTGTCTTAATACCTTGCTCATATAACTGTGCAAAGTTCTTTACAAACAGATCCAGTTGTTCTATATCTGGTCTAATGTATATGTTATTAAAAGTAGCAGACAGTGGTATATCACCAGCATCTTCCGATATTGCTTTCGCATTATAATATAATTGCCTTACGTCACCTTGAAAAACATCACCCATTGAGTCTTGGGTGAATGGTGGCATTCGGCATGTAAAGTATAAGTCGTAAATATAATCTTTATATCTCTTCAACCAAGGAACGAAAACTGTCTCGGCATA